ACAAATAACTAATTTCGTCTCAAATTTAGTTGAAGTTACTGATAAAACTATTTTTTATAAAATAGATAAAGAACGTTTTTATACTTTTGATTTTAAAAAAGAAAAATTTGATGATGATTTCGATGTTGTAGATAACGAAACTATTGTATCAGTCTTTTCAGTTGAAAAAGAAAAAAATGTAGATTTTTCGTCAAATTTTAATTCAGATTTTGCTAAACATGTAAATACAATAAGAATACATAGAAAAAAAATCAAATCTACAGAAAACAAAAAGTCGTCGTATATCTTTTTCACAATTAATTCAACGAAATTATTAAATAACATAGAACCATTAATATCGAAAGATAGTAGCAATTTAGGAAAAACGTTTTTTATATTAAGCGCTAACAATGCAAAAAGAAACGATCTAAATCCTTTAGAAAAATCGTTTTCTACGGAAAAAATTTGTCGCATGAATTATTTCACGACTATAGATCTCAAAAACAATTTAAGTCACGATTTCTTAAAAAATTTCAAGAAAAAATTGGAGTTTAAAATAAAAACGTAAGTAAAATATGGTCAATGTATCGTAAGCTTATGATATAATATAAAAATAAAGGCATGGAGGATTTATATCATGATTATTAGACCAAAAGAAACGTTTGCGCAAAAATTTAAAGAAACTCAAACGCAAAGCAATTCATTCGGATCTGTCGAAACATTAAAATTCCAAAAAAATGAAGTCTACCAATTTTTTATTATACCAAAAGTATCGTTTATAGACATCGAGAACGATGTAGCTGATGTAGACTATCCTTTCGAAGAAGTAACAACTCATTTCGGAGTATATGAATTTGTCAAAGAAAAATTAAAAATTCAAAGACCAACAAGAGTAAATTGTAAGGGCTCGTGCGCGATCGAAGAATTAATAGAAGAAAATAGAGTACCAAAGCATATTTATAAAATGGCTGTTGGAACTAAATTCTTTTTAACATATGTTATTCATGAAAAAAGAATAAAAGTTGCTTGGTTTCAAGATTATTTATATTCTACTTTTAGGCAAAAACTTTCTGATATTATACTCGAAGATAACATAAATTTAATAGATGCTTTTAGACATAAAATAAAATTATATACTAACGAAAAAGGATATTTTGATATTGAAATTGATAAAACTGTAGTCATACCTTCAACGTCTGAGGGTTTTAAGCAAATATTAAAAACAGTACACGAAAAGCCTTTAGAAACGTTTATCGAAAACGAAGTTCTATCCGATAAAGAATACATTTATAAAATAGCTTATGAATTAAAAAAATATTACAAAGAAATAGAAACTTTAGAAAGACGTTCTCAAAAAGCGATCGAAATGGAAGAAAGATCTAAGGAATTAGCAAATTATATAGAAGCATTTAAAAATGATAAAAATAACAACGTTAATGAAATTTTTAGTGATGAACAAATGATCGATACCGAAACTAATGAACAAAAAGAATATGTAGGGCCATATTCGAATGAAACAGCCGATGACGAAGATCCGTTTTAATAGGAGAAATTTATGAGATTAAAAACGCAAAAAAATGAAGGCGGAGATTCTAAAAAAGATCCTATTTATGGCATAAAAGAAGCTATTTTCGGATCAGCAGATCCCATACAAATTGACGCTTTTAATTTTATACCAACTGGCATACCTAGTTTAGATAAGAAATTAGGTGGTGGTATAATAATTGGCGGAGTTATTGAATTAATGGGTTTAGAAGCTTCTGGAAAATCAACTCTAGCTGCGCTTATTACAGCTCAAGCGCAAAAAAAAGAAATGCCAGTAGTGTATTTAGATACAGAAGCTGCTACGTCGATGAAAAGACTTGCGTCACTTGGAGTAGATACAAATCAGTTAATATATCATCAACCGAATTGTTTAGAAGATGTATACGATGTAATAGCACAAGTTATGTTATCTAAAGTCGAAAAAAGAACATGGGACCGACCTGCGTTGATAGTTTGGGATTCGTTAGCACAAACGCCTGCCAAAAAAGAAATCGAAATGGAGCCTGGAGACGCTTACGATAAAGAAATGGCAATAAGAGCTAGAGTCAACTCTATGGGTCTTAGAAAAATTGCAAAACCTCTACAAAATACTGAAATTTCGCTATTAATTATAAATCAAGTAAGAGAAAACGTAGGTCAAACTTTTGGTGAAAAATACATAACGCCTGGAGGTCACGCGCCTAAATACGCAGCAATCCAAAGAATTTTTTTAAAAGTAACTAACACTATAGACATAGATAAAGCGTCAAATATAACTGGTAAAAAAATAGTTGCTAAAACTATCAAAAATAAAGCTTATACTCCACTATTAGAAGCGTCATTAATTTTTAATCATAGTTTAGGTAGTTTCGATATTCCACTTACAGCATTCGAAGCGTTAAAAGATAGCAGAAGAATAGTAGCAGTTGGACCAAGTTGGGAGCTGAATCTTAATGAAGACGTTACTGATAATAATCCCGAAAAAATTATAAAATTTAAAAGAAAAGAATGGGATGCAGTATATACTACAAATATCGATAGAATATACGAGGTTTTAGATTGACATGTCACGCAAACAAAAAATGTATTTTGATAATAAAGAAGTAGAAGAAAAAATTCTTTTATATCAAAATAATGAAAAAGATAGAGAGAAAATATTAAACGAACTTTTTCCAGTTTTTGATCTCCTTATAAAAGGAGTTATAAGCAAATATAAATTACTTAGACGAAATTATATAAATGATGACTTATATCAAGAAGCTTGGACTGGAATAATGGAAGTTATTCTTAAGTGGAATAAAGTCAAAGGAGATGCTTTCTCATATTTCACGGCAGTAGCTAAAAATAAAATTTTTTGGTATCTAAAAAACAACTATAACGATACTTCTCTTAACGCCAACGAACAAACTAAAATCAACATCGAAAATGTAGAAAATACATTTGAACTTAGTTCTGAAGATTTAGAAACTGCCGATATTCTATCTATAAAAGATTATATAGAAAAAATAACTTTAGAAAAAATTTTGATAGACTATGACGAAGATTATAAAATAATTCTTGAAAGTATAAAAAACAAAATATTGCTTGACGATAATTTAAAATATGTTGATATAGTTAAAGAAATACAAAAAGAAAGTAAAATTCCAAAAAGAAAAATTAAATACGTTTTAGATTCTATTTATCTCAATTTTACGGGTGATTAAACATATGACTAAATCTGAAAATGATTTGTTAAACAAAGCTATCAATATTCTAAAACAAATCGAAAAAAAGGGTTGGGTATGTAGTGGACTAATGATAGACACATCGTATTGTTTTCCTGTAGAATTATACGACGAAATAAAAATTTTTATTAAAAAACACGAAAACAATAAAAAGAAAAAGAATAGTAAAAATAAGGAATAAATTGATGAGTGATATATTAATAGCCGACGGATCAAATCTTTTTGTCAGAGCATTTTTCGCTGCTACAGATACTACTTTACAAAATGCAAAAGGACAAGATACTACTGCTATCTACGTTTTTTTAAGACATTTAAGAATGTTGATAGACAAAGAAAAACCAGAACAATGTTACATAATATTCGATTTCGGCAGAGATGTTAGAAAAAAGCAATTATATAAAAACTATAAGGCTAATAGAAACGTCGATCTTAGTACATTGTCGGGATATGATTTAACTATAAAAATGAACGAAATAGAATCAAGAAAAAGACAAAAAAATGTTATAATTGATATACTAAAAACACTTCCTATAAAACTAATAATAGTAAAACAAATAGAAGGCGATTGTCTAATAGCTTTTACTGCACATTATTTCTTAAATTTAGATAAAACAGTTACTATAGTGTCTAATGATAAAGATTTTTATCAATTGCTTGAAAATGATAAAGTAAAAATATTTAATCCTCATAAAAAGAAATATATAACAAAAGAAAACGTAAACGAATATTTTCCAGTAAATATACCCATACATTCTTATAGACTTTATAAAGCAATTAGAGGAGATTCGTCAGATAATATTAAAGGATTAAAAAAATTCGGAGATAAAAAAATACAACAATTATTTAATTTCGCGACAAAAAATAACAAAAATTTTCTAGTTTCCGTAGACGATATATATTCTTTATTAGAAGAATTTCCAGATTTAAAGAAAAAATTTGGCAAATATTTTGAGAATGAAAAAGATAATCTTAAGCTTAATTATAAACTTATAGATTTAATAAATATGGATTTTTCACCACAATCACTATCTATAATATATTCAGCTATAAATTCTAAACCATCATTTTCTAAAATGGATTTTATGCAACTACTTTTAAAAGAAAATATTAATACTATCACAGCAAGAGTTGACGAATTTATGAAACCAATTCTTAATATGTTGCCTAAAACAGAAAACTAAAATGAGATTTCTTTTATACTGCGATTTGCACTCTGCTAACATATATAGTTTTAATGTTAAAAAAGAAAAATATACTTTTTCTAAATATTCAAGAATCGAAGAACTATATTCGACTTTAAACTGGATAAATGAAAAAGTAACTAGTTTAAACGTTAGCATGCCTATAAATTTGGGAGATACTTTTCATCAAGCTCTTAGATTTTACGTTGAGAGATATAATTACGTTTTTAAATCAGTAAACAATATAAACAAATCGTCTTTATCAAAACAAGGTGTTTTAATAAAAGGAAATCATGACGAAAGTGACGACATATCAGCATTAGATACTTTTGAAGATGTAGGAGAAACTATACTAATAAAAAATAGTATAAAAATAAAATATTTTAGCGAAATCAATTCTCATTTGATTTTTATACCTTATATAAGAAATCAAGAAAAAGTTAAAGAAGCTTTTAATATTTTATACGAAAAATTTAAAAATACTAAATCAAATACGTATGTTTTTTGTCATTTAGATATAAAAGAGGCTTACGATGGTCTTATACAATCAACATATCAATTAAATAAACTAAATTCATATGAAGACCTTCATTTAGAAATTTATTCAGCAATTTTTTCTGGGCATATACATTTTCATAAAAATATAAAAGACAATTTTTATTATATAGGATCTGTTCTTAATCATAATTTTGGCGATAGTTTAACTAGAAAAGGTATAACTGTATTAGATATAGAAAGCAGCAAATGTAATATGTATTTTGTCGAAAATCCGTTTTGTCCAATCTTTGTAAAATTCAACTTAGAAAAAGAACGACAAACAAATGAAAGAATAAAATTTGTCGAAGACGAAATAAAAAGATATCCAAATACGAATATATACGCTAGAATTTGCGCTATTAACAATGAGGAAAGTAGAAAAAAAATAAATGATTTTATAAAAAAATACGAATTTTTATTTACTGCGTATGAAACTAAAAGTATAGATTCGACAGAAGTTATAGAAGATCAAGAAAATTTTTATATATCTAAAATAGATAATATTAATGTACTAGATATGATAATAGAAAAAGGCGAACAATTATTAAAAGTAAAAGAAAAATCGCCTGAAACAATAGAAAAGTATATTTCTAGATTGAGGAAAATATGTCCTATAAATTAGAAAATTTGGTATTTGAAAACTTTAATTCATATTTAGGCAGACATGAAATATCTTTTGTCGAAAAGCAAGGGAATTTAGTTTTGATAAGAGGCATAGATGAATTAGATAAATCGTCTAATGGATCGGGAAAATCAACTATAGTAGACGCGATAGTTTTTTCTTTTTTCGGACGGTCAATCAAAAAAGAGCTTAATTTAGACGATCTAATTTGCAAAAAATCGAATGATCCTTTGCGCGTAATAATGACGTTTGTCGATTCAACAAAAGGAACAATAAAAAATAGATATAAAATAGAACGAATAAGATCTAAATCGCCAGCATATACACAATGTAATTTTTTTATAAACGATGAATTAGTTTCTGCTAATGATACGTTGACCGAAACACAGAATAAAATAGAAAATCTTATTGGCATAGATTATCAAATGTTTATACACAACAACATATTAAATCCCGAATTATTTAAATTCGTGAAAGGAAATAGTTCTCATAAAATCGATATATTAGAACGCGTTTTAAATCTTAATATCGTTTCTAAAATCTTTACGACACTTTCGAATATAGCAAAAGAAGATCAAGAAGTATATGAAAAAATAAATACTGAATACTACGCTTTAAAAACAACTCTCAAAAATTTAAAAGATCAAGAAGAAACTGTAAATAAAAATATAAACGAAAACATATCTATATTAACTTCTAAAGTGCAGCAAATAGAAAACGAAATTTCCGAAATAGAAAGAAAAAGAGACGACGATTTAGATAAAATAAGTCAACTCAACGAAATAGTAACACAAAAACAGCTTAATATATCGAAATTGATAGAAACCAAATCTAAATTAGAACATCAAATAAATATACATCAAAAAAATATAAAATATTACGAAACTAATAAAAAATGTCACGCTTGCAAACAAGAACTTCCTAATAGAGAAGAAATTTTAAAAAGTGAAAAAGAAAAACTTTCTGAAGAAAAAGAAAAACTTAATAAATTATTACTTGAATTAGATGTCGAAAAAAATTCGAAAGAATTTGCTGAATATGACGATATAGTAAATTTATCGAATGAATATACTAAAAAAATAAAAGAATTACAATATCAAATTTCGCAAAATAAAAAGACTATTTCTAATTTAAAATCTATTTTTAACGATTTGAGTAAAGTTGAAGAAATAGAAAATAAAACAAAACTTGTTGAAATCGATTGGCAAGAAGCTAAAGAAAAAAGCGAAATAACTGAATTTTGGAAAGAATTGCTTACACCTAAATCTAAAACAAGAATGACGCTAGCATCTGATCTACTTAAAATTTTAAATTCTAACATACAAAAATATGTCAATAATTTTTATAATAAAGACTTTTCGTTTTCGTTTACGATAATAGATTCAAATATAACAGAATCAATTTATGTAAATGGCGAAAAGTTTAAATACGATCAATTAAGTTCTGGAGAAAAACAAAAAGTAGATATAGTTATCGTGTTATCATTATTAGATATCGCTATGACGTATTTTAAAAATAATAAACTAAAATTTTTAATAATAGATGAAGCGCTTGATCATTTGGATATGATTTCTGGCAGATATGTGATAGAATTTATAAAACAATATGCTATTAATCTAAATATGATGTGTTTATTGATATCTCATCATAGCGTTATAGAAGAAGTGGATACTCTGTTTGACAATACGATAACAGCGATAAAAGGATTAGATGGCAATTCATATGTATCAAAAAATACATTTTAACGATTTAAAATCTATAATTCGTCAAATAGAAAGAAAATTTGCTACTGATACGAAAAATTTTTATAAAAAAGAAATAAATATACGATGTCCATATTGCGACGATAAAAAATTTCATCATGGTCTTAATTTTAATAAAAATGCTCATAATTGTTATAAATGTGGTTCGCATGGCAAATTAATCGATTTTTTAAAAGAATATAATATTAAATTTGAATCTGAAAAAAGTATTATTGTTAATAATGAACAATTAGAATTAATTAAATTAAAACCGCCAAAAGATATTATAGTAGAAGAAAAAATCGCTCAAAAAGCTATCTTGTATTTGAACAAGCGAGGAATAGATATAGACTTTTTGAGAAATAATTTTAATTATTGGCCTATAACAGATAGAAAAAATTATTACTTTGGATATATTATTTTTCCAATAAACGATTACGCATTTTATGCCAGAAAATTTCTAAAACTCAACAAAGATAAGCAAAAACATATAATTAAAAAATCAGATCCAAACATGAAATTGGTAGCTTTATTCGACAAAAACAATTCTAATACATTATTAGTAGTCGAATCAATGTTCAATATGATAAAAGCAGCTCAATTTGGTTATGATTCGGTTTGTATATTTGGAAAAGGAAAATGGTCGTCGTTGTCTAACTATATTTCAAAAAACAAAATAGAAAAAAATATATGCTTATGCTTTGATAAAGATGTTAAATTAACCGAAATAGAAAATTTCGCAAAAAAAATTAAAAAAAATTGTAGTATAAAAAACATGTTTTATATCGATCCAAACAAAATGCCATGTAAAGATATTGCTTTAATAGATAAAAAAGACACTCTAATAAAAATAGTCAAAGAAGCCGAAAATGTCGAAAACATATTTATGAAAACTATAGAATTTAATGGGAGCCATAATGTATGAATAAACAAAGTCTAGAATTACAAATTCAGCAAGCAACGCAAAAAGATATATCAAATCTTAAACACGACGTAATGCAACTTATACAAGCATACGAAGCTATCAATCACAATCAAAAGCAAATTTATACATCAACAATATTAATGATACAAAATTTAACAATAAGACTCAATTTTTTGATGGAAAGACTAGCTAAAGAAGTGGGAGAAGAAAAATTAAAAAAAGAAATAGAAGAATACGAAAAAAATGAAAGAACAAAAATTTCAGAGAAAATAGCAGAACTTCAAAAAGACGAAAATCAAAAAGGAAATATTAAAAATGAAAACAGCCAAACAACTTGAACTTTTTGATAAAAATAATGATATAATTAATAAAGACAGAAGCGAAGAAAAACAAATTGTCAAAACGGAAACAGCTATAGTCATAAAATCGTTAGACGAATTGCAAAAAGAATTGTTCGAATGGCAAAAAAGAAATTTTAACAAAAATGATACGGGAATCCCTTGGATGGTTATAGGCGCTGCTGAAGAAGTAGGTGAAATATGCCACGTCGTATTAAAAGCTAGACAAAAAATAAGAGAACATCAACAAGGTTTTGATGAAAAAGCAAAATTCGCTATAGCAGATGGCGTAGCAGACGCTACGATATATTTAATGCAATTATGCTCTCATTCTAAAATTTCTTTTGGAGAAACTTTGTTTTCTGTTGCAAAAGAAGTATTAAAGAGAAACTGGAAAGAAAAAAAGAAAAATGGAGTAGAAAATGACTGAAGCTGAGATCGGATCTGTTGAAATATTGACTGATTTTAATAAAGAAATATTTCTGGAAAAATATGCCGTAAAAGAAATAGAAGACGATAAACAAATAACCATAGAAACTGAACCATCTCAAGCATTTAGAAGAGTTGCAAAAACATTGGCGAGTGCTTTTTGCAAAAACATAAACGATTATCCATTGTCTCAATCAGATATAGAAGAGCTTTTTTATAAAGTGATGGTTGAAAGAAAAGGAATATTAGCTGGAAGAGCTTTATTAGCTATAGGAAATCACGCATCTACGCTTACGCCTATGAATTGTTTTGTCGTACCTATAGAAGATTCGATCGAAGGAATATTGGGAAGCAATCTATTAGCAGCAGCTAAGATACAGCAATCAGGCGGAGGATTTGGAGCAAACTTTTCGAAAATACGCCCAAAAGGATCTCCCGTAAAAGGAGTTAGCTCAACAGCGTCGGGTCCTATTTCCTTTATGCATACATGGGATAGTATGATAGCCACAATGAAATCAGCTGGAAATAGAAGAGGAGCAGGAATTGCTATTCTAGACGTAAATCATCCAGATATATTAGAATTTATAACATGTAAAAAAAATAAAGACCTTACCAATTTTAATATTTCTATAGGAATAACAAGCGATTTTATAGAAGCGCTTAAAAAAGATGGCGAAATAGAATTGAAACATAATAACAAGGTTTATAGAAAAATAAAAGCTAGAGAAATATTTGAAAAATTTGTAGAAAATACTTACGATTACAATGAACCCGGTATCTTTTTTAAAGATAGAGTAAATGAATATAGTAACTCGAGTTATTATCAAAAGATAGAATCACCCAACCCATGTTTAACTGAAAGCACTAAAATTGCTACAAACATGGGCGATTTAAGCATAAAAGAAATAGTCGATTTGTTTGCTAAAGGAGAAAAACTTTCTGTATTATCTTTAGATATTGAAACTAATAACGTTGAATATGATACAGTAGTCAACGCGCTAAAAACTAAAGAAAACGCAAATGTTATAAAAATAGAATTTGATGATAACACGTTTTTAGAATTGACGCCTGATCACAAAGTATACACAGAAAATAGAGGTTTTGTGAAAGCTTCTCAACTGACAAAAGAAGACATTATTTTGGGATATTAGCGTAAAATGTCATGTCACAGGGATCTGTAATTTATACTGTTGGAGGTGTAAATTATGAATCCCTGGAACACTACGCTAAAAGTTGATTTTGACAAAGAATTACTAGAAAGTTTTAAAGAATGGCATAAAAAAATAAAAAGCTTCCCTCTTAATAAAAGAAGATGGGCTGTGGAAAATGTTATACTCAAGTCCGAAATAAAAGAGGAAATTGAAAGAAAATATTTAGAAGGATACGGTTTTAAGTCTATAGCAAGAAGTCTTGAAATAAGCTATTCTGACTGTCGGTGTTTATTAATAAATTATTTTAAGTTAAAAACTAGAAAAGGTTTAGATGTACAAACTCAAATAACTATAAAATTTAAAAGTGATCGAGTATCAGGAGAAAAAAATCCTTGGTTTAATTGGCCCAACAATAAAAAGGCAATGCATAAGAACTCTAGAGGATTACAAGGATATTATAAAACTTCAAAAAATCAATATGTATGGCTTAGAAGTAGTTGGGAGTATGTTTTCGCTAAATGGTTGGACAAAAATAACATTTGTTGGAAAATAGAAGAAAAATTTTACAAACTCAGCGATAAAGAATACTATAGGCCCGATTTTTTTATATATGACGAAAATGGTAGATTGTCTAAAATAATAGAGGTAAAAGGATATTTTAAAAATAGATTATACAAAACAAAACTATTAAGTAAAATATTAAAAGATATTGACATAATAGTAGTAGACGATATTAAAAATTATACAGATAGTTATAAAAAGGACTTACAAGAATGGAAAAAATTACGATTATCAAAAAAAGAATTAAATCGATTACAGTAGTAAAAAATGAAGACGTTTTCGATATAACTACGTCCAAAAATCATAATTTTTTTGCGAATAAGACTTTAGTTCACAATTGTGGGGAAATTCCTCTTCCGGACTATGGATCATGCGATTTGGGCATGCTTATACTTCCGACATTTGTAAAAAATCCTTTCATAAATCAAGAAGTCGATATAGACAGCTTAAAAAACACGATTAAAACTATAGTTTTTATGCTAGATACTGTTATAGATGTAGCTTATTATCCGCTAAAACAAAATGAAAAAATAGCTTTTCAAGATAGACGAATCGGTTTAGGAATTACTGGTTTAGCTGATATGTTAGCTATGTTAAAGATAAAATATGATTCTGAAGAAGCAATAACATATGTCGATAATTTAATGCAACTAATACGAAATACAGCGTATGAAGCTTCTATAGAATTATCAAAAATAAAAGGTCCTTTTCCAAAATACGATAAAGAAAAATTTATGCAATCAAAGTTTATACAGACTTTACCCGACAAAATCAAAAACGATATAGAAAAATTTGGAATACGAAATGTTTCAATATTAACATGCCAACCGGCTGGAACTATATCACTTTTATTAAACAATGTATCTAGTGGTATAGAACCTATCTTTTCTTTAAAACAGAAAAGAAAAATGAGAGACGAAAGTGGTTCGCTAAATCGAACGTTTGAATTGTTAGATTATGCATATAAATATTATAAAGTGCATGGTTTCGATAAGATTATGGGCGAAAAACCAGAGTTTTTTCAGACAGCTAAAGACGTATCGTTGATGGGACATTTGAAAATGCAAAACAAAATACAACAATACGTTGATAATAGTATATCTAAAACAATAAATTTCCCAGAAAATACTGAATTTGAAAATTTTAAAAAATTCATGTTTGATGTTATTACTAAGGAATCCTATATAAAAGGAATGACAACTTTTAGAGAAGGAACTATACAATCTATCTTAACAGATAGTGACGATTTTCCAGATGTAAAAGAAGACTCTTTTAGAAAAAAGAGTTTTACGTATCAAATAAAGAGATCGTCAGGATTACCATCAATATACGTTCACGTAACTTATCACAAAAATAGCATAACTCAAGTCTTCGTCGATACAAGAGATATAGATTTTTATAAGCAAATATTGCCATATTGTAGATTACTTTCGATAATGTTTACTAAAGAAAAAACTTTGGAAGGAATATTAGAGCTATTACAAGAATTAGAAGATATGGACTATGTCGAAATCGACGAAAAATTCTTTTATAAAGGATCTAAATATTGTCATTTTCTATCAGCAATAAAAGAATGTATTTACGATTGCTTAATCGAATTAGGTCTAATAAAAGACGATTCAATTGAAGAAGACGATGTTGATATTTCTGATTCTAATAACGACGAAAAACAAATCTGCGCAAACTGTGGAGCAATTAATTCTTTAGTTAAAGATGGAAAATGTTATATTTGCAATGTATGCGGGACATCTCCAATTGGATCAGCGTGTTCTATTTAAAATTTGAATAAAAGAGGAAAAGAAAAATGAAAGTAGAACTTATTGCATATACTCCTGAGCCCGAATTATTAATAGAAAAAAGTGCAAGAATATGTTATGATTCGTTTGATAAAATAAATCCGCCTGAAAGTACTATTAAAATAATTGATCACATAATTAAAAGCGGCCATGAAAGCGTATTAGAACATGCTAATGCGACATTTTTTGTTTCTGAAGTATCTAGAGCTCTTACTCATCAACTTGTTAGACATCGTATAGCGTCGTATTCTCAAAGAAGTCAAAGATATGTAAAGGAAACAGAACAACGATATGTCACACCTCCAAGTATAAAGAACTTCGAAGAAGTTCGGTTACCTAACAATAACAACATTGTCAATGTAGAAACTGGTGATTTAATAAAGACGAATGCTGCCAAATCTATCTTTATTGAAGCAATGTACAATGCTTGGAACGCATATAATGAACTTTTAAAATTAGGAATTAAGAGTGAAGACGCACGTTTTGTACTACCTAACGCATGCGAAACTGAAATCATAATGACGATGAACTTTAGAGAACTGCGACATTTTTTTAAATTACGAGCTAATAGTTCACAATCGCAATGGGAAATTCGCAAAATGGCTAAAATAATGTTGCAATTAATATCTGAAATAGCGCCAAATGTTTTTAACGATATTAAGTTTAAGTAAAGGAATATAGTTGAAATGTCTAAATCGTTTTATAATGAATGTAATCAAAAACTAGTTTCTGATAAAATCTTAAAATATATTTATTTAGCAAAATATATATCAAATTGGTCAAAAGATCCGTCAACAAAAACTGGTTGCGTTATAGTAAGACAAGATGGTACGATAGCTTCTATGGGTTATAATGGATTTCCCAGAACTGTTAAAGATGACGAATCGCTTTTAAATAATAGAGAAGAAAAATATAAAAGAACTATTCATGCTGAAATGAATGCTATTTTATCAGCTAGAGAAAGACTAGATGGCTATACTTTATACAATTGGCCAGGGCAATCATGTGAACGATGCGCAGTTCATATAATACAATCGGGTATTATTAAAGTTGTTTCGCCTAAAATTGCTAGTGATTTTATTGAAAGATGGAAAGAACAAATAGAATTAGCTGAAAATTTGTTTATAGAAGCGGGAGTCGATTTTTTCTATGTAAATATCGATTAAATAAAACGATTCAAAATAGGAGTAAAGCATGCCTTTAACGATTTTAGAGGGAAGTAATTTTGTAGGTAAAACATCAACTTTAGAAATTCTCAAAAAAGACGATTCTTTTCTAACGTTTTCGCATCCTCGCTTTAATGATAGTCAATACTATTACTTTTCATTTTTTGTTCCAGAAAAAGTTGGAATTGAATATTCTACTAAAAAGCAAATGATATCTCACATTCATCGCGATATTGTTTATCAAATTTCGCATTTAGTATGTTTAAGATATTTAGAGTCGGTAAAAAATAAAAAAATACTTCTCGATAGGTCATTCATATCAGAAATGGTATATAATGAACTAGTAGATCTTAAAATGTACGAAGAATTTATAAATACTCTAATGAAAAATTTTGATTACGTAATTCATTTGTTAATTGTAAAGGATGACGAAGTACTTAAGAATCGTATTATCGAACGCCTTAAAAAAGACGCAACTAAAACGTATGGGATTCGTAATTCAAGAGGATTTGTTCCCGAACCCGAAACTATTGAAGAAAAAATGAAAATGCAACGAGCAATCGAAGCTAAGTATATTAATCTAATAAACCAATATAAACTAAATTCAAATATAATTGACACGTCAAGCGTTTCAAAAGAGCAAGTCGCAGAAATTATTGTAAAATATCAAAAGATAAATTGAAGAAAGACTAAATATTTTGAAGCATTGCGAAGAAAAACTAAACAATACTGGAGGAACAGATGAGCGATAGTGATTATAAAAAAAGCATCGACAATATGCGTGAGGCTATGGGAACTTTACCCTCACAAGCACCCAAAATAACCTATTCATGGAAAAATTCATTAGAATCGCTCTATGTTAGAATGGTCGAATATCCAAAAAATCCATATAAATCTATTGTTGCAATGGCAGCAGCAACGTGGGGTGACAATGAAACAGGATCTACTGGAAAGTGGGACAAGCTTACGCCTGAAAACCGATATAGAATCGTACTCGCTGTCCTCACGGGAAACACTTTACCACAAGCAACAGAAGCAGTACAGTTTACTTTTGAAGTCAATGGAACACCACGTCACACTTTTGACCAACACGCTAGAGTACGACTTGGAACAGCTTTCGCCTCGATTGGCACAAGAGATAATAACAAGCTTGACGCAGATTTCTTATTTTATCCAGACGTCGTTAGACGCATTGAATCAGATCCGGAATACAGAGAACGAGTCGAACAATGGATAAAGATGACAAAAGATCTATACAAGGAAACTATTTCGGTTGGAGAAGGTTCGTGGCAAAGTGGCAGAGTATTTCTACCGATGAGCACGAATCATTCATACGTATTTACTCAGAATTATTTAGCTCTAAAAGGACAGTGCGCAAGACGTCTAATGGCTTGTGAAGAATCATCAATTGTTGCTTTGCATATCGCTTTGAGAGAACTTGTTGGAAGAAAATTCCCGTTGTTAGCAAATTATCTAAGACCATTATGCGATAATGTAAAACGATGTGTCTATCACGAAGGTCCAGAAGGTATGACAAAGTTATTTAGTTCATTATTCGCTTGTTGCGGAAGATGGCCAACTAAAGAAAAGTATTCTGAATTCAATACGACTTGTTCAAGCTATGAAGAACTAGAAGCACATGGATTCGTTTTACCAAAGCCTGATGAATGGATTCGATACACCGAAAATGATTTTGATAAATTAGCGTTTGAAGATCGCATTCTTTTTGAAGATAAAAACGAACAACGAGTTCAGAGAGTCGACGAAGAAATCTTTGATGCGAGGAAATAATATGACTAAAGAAATGACTGAAAAGCAAAAAGCGCTCTTTATATGGGTAGCGCAAATGGGAGTTGCTTGTGGGCTCTATCACCCATATGAATGGTACGCTAACTACGAATTACATTTCAGTCAGCTTGTTCCATATTCTGAAGCAGAGTCAAGTCTAAGCGAAATACAAGAAGCATTCTGTGCTTTTTTTAGAAATTCCTTTAGCTGTCCTGAAGATTCTTATGAAAACTGGACAGTAGACGATATGATAAAAGATATAAATGATTTTTACAGCAGGAGACAAAATGGGAAAAAATAATCCTAATTATGACAACATTATATTAGGCAGTGGAATCGCAGGTTTAATAATATTTTATTATTTAGCAGAAGATGCCAAAACTACGAATATTATCTTGACTAACGATATTGGAGGACAAATAAGTAGCAAATTTCCTTTAGGACCAAGATATTTACACTACAACAAAGATACAGAAATATTATTAAAACGCTTAGGTTTTGACGTTAAAACTAAAGAAATTTTTATCGGTTATAAAACGGGTTCAGAAATAAGAAATTACCCTACTGAAGAATTTAAAGAATTATATTGCATAAAATCAAGAAATACTAAAAATATAGAAAGCAGTTTTTTAAGCGGTGGCGGAAAATCAAATTTCACAGCATTTACTACGTCTCAAACGGCTCTCGGAAAATCATTAGTAAATAGATGTTTAAAAATAGCTGAAAAATCAAAAAATAATTCTATTTCGATAGAAAACGTAATTAATATTTCGTTTAAAAAAATTAATACTGATAAAAATATTTATTATTCTAACAATATAATATCGACCATTCCTCTAAATTCGTTATTAAAAATAATGTCGAATTCGTCTATGTCCATAAATATAAGCGCTAAACCAGAAAGTATTTCATTCTTTTTAGTAGATGATAGAGAAAAAAGTCCTTTTGATTATATTTATAGCGTATCAGATATATGGCATAGAAAAACGTATATACCCGAATTAAAAAAATGGGTTTACGAAACTAGAAATGAAAAAGAGTTTGAAAAAGAATGTAAGTATGATATAATAGATAAAAAAACACTTAATACGCAAATAACAAATAGCTTAAATTTGAAAGAAATTGCAAATATTAAATTAGTAGGTAGATATGCGCAAATGAATCATTCGATCAAAACGGAAGACGTAATAAAATGGGCATACAACTATACTAGAAAATTTAAAAAAAATTAATAAATAAAATAATTTAAGTATACAAAAATGAAAAAAATATACGAAAAACAAAAGTTATTTTTTGATAAAATAAACGAAATCGAATATAAAAATAAAACTCATATTGATAGAATAAAAGATTATTGTATAGGCATAAATAAAAACGTTATAGATATATTTAACACTTTAGATTGGGATCCGTCTAAAGAAAGAAAAACTAATTCGATTTTACATCAAAAAATAGAAGCTGTTGATGCTGTAGTCGATATTATAAAATATTCAATGAATGTTTGTCTAGAATATAATATAACGTATGAAGAGCTTTTACAAAAAATAGAAATGAAAAATAGAACAATCGATCAAAAATTTAAACAAAGATTGTTTTTAGAAAGCGACAAATTTAAAAATTCGCGTTATGCGTTCATAATCGATATAGATGGAGTACTAGCGAATACTGCAGAAGCATATAAAAACTGGTTTTCGCATAAAACGGGAATAAAATTCGAAACATTTTATGATTGGACTCAATGGAAACAGAAAAATATTGATAAATATCAAAATCTAAAAGAAGAATATCGATTATCGGGTTATAAAACGATAATTCCTGCAGTTGATAATGCTCGAGATTTATTGCAAGAATGCCATAGTAGAGGAATTGTTTCACTTCTAAGCAATCGACCAGTAAAGCGTTATCCAATCATTTATATGTACACAGTAGAATGGCTTTACAACCGCGGAATGATTCAGTGGGTAGATATGATTCATTTCACTGATTTAGGAGAAAAAAAATATTTTTTAGATAGATTCAACGAGAAAGAAGTTTACTTTCTTGAAGATAATATATATAATTTAGTAGACATAGAAGAAAGACCAAATGTATGCAATATTTTTGTTAGAAACGAATTAAACAGATTAGTAGATCTTTCGTTTTACGAAGCAGAAAAATACGTTGGTGTTAACAATTTAAAAGAAGCGATTGATTTTATCAAAAATGCAACTAGTTGTGATATATAATATTTTTTTAAATCGAATCGAATTTAGTATTATAAAGGTATAAATAGAATGCTCAAAACAAAAAAAATAAGCATTTTAAATGAAGTTTATGAAATAGAACCTTTTAACTTTGATATTGAAATAAACGAAGCTTTAGATAATATTTATGATATAACTTCATCAGTATGTCAAAATTGTAAATTATCTCAATTAGAAGTAAATAAAGAATTAGTAATATCTACTGGCTACCCAAGATCAAAAATAATGATAATTAGCTTAAATCCATCGAATAATAGAAGAGGCAATAGAGTATTCGGCGTTCAAGATAATATAAATCATTCTATAGTAGAAAGCATGCTTAAAAAAGTTAATCTAACTTTTGATAACGTATATATAACCAATATATTGAAATGTAGTACTGAAAATAATAAAATAGATACTGAAATTTTACCTTTATGTATTAAAAATAAATTAATACATGAAATTTCAATAGTTGATCCAGAATTAATTATATGTCTTGGAGAAACTGTTTCTAATTTTTTTGGAATAGATTTTCGTGGAAATACTAATGTTATAAAAAATGGCGATTATATTATAGCTAAAGCGTATCATCCTTCTTATTACGCAAGAAAAAACGGTGAAGGAGCAGAAAATAATTTTTTAGAATTTAAAAAAATAATAGACGAAATAAATCTAAAAACATTTGTTAACCTTCACGTTCATAACGAATTCTCTATTAGAGATGGAATAGGAACTGTCGATGAACATGTTTTATGGGCTTTAAAGCACAAATCGCCAGCTGTTTCTTTAACTAATCATGGCAATATTTCTGTCTTTTTTAAACAATACGAATCTTGCAAAAAAGCAAGAATAAAACCGATTTTTGGTGTTGAAGCTTATATAATTGATGATAGAGAAAAATTAATTCCATGGATAAATAGCAAAGAAGAAGACGCAGTCGAAAAGAGAAAAGAATTTGGTGGAACTAGACATCATATTTTACTTTTAGCAAAAAACTATATTGGACTAAAAAATATATTTAAAATTACTTCTAAATCATATATAGAGTCTTTTTATAAATTTCCGCTAATAGATTTTAAACTTTTATCAGAAAATAAAGAAGGAATAATAGTATCAACGGCTTGTGCTGGCGGAGAATTGAATAAATATATAGCGCAAAAAGAATATGATAAAGCAATAGAATATATAGAGAAATATAAGAAAGAATTTGGAAGTGATTTTTATATTGAATTAATGTCAATGAACTACAACGTTCAATGGAATTTGAATAAAGATCTATGGAATTTAGCTAAAAAAACTAATGTTAAAACTATTATAACTACTGATTCACATTATTTATATCCAGAAGATCAAAAAGTTCATGAAGCAATATTACTTCTTCAAACAAAAAAATCTTATAAAGAAGAAGATGAAGACTCAAACGAAAATGAAATTTTAGAAGAAGAAATATTAGAAAATGAAAACGAAAAACTTTGGGAATTTACTGTTAAAGATCTTTACTTAAAAACATACGAACACATATTAGATGATTGGAAAAATAAAAGATGGTTTGGAAACGATTATGATAATGAAGAAGAATATTTAGAAGTTTTAACAACATGTTTAAAAAATACATACGAAGTATTTACTAAAATAGAAAATTTTGAAATAGATACGAGTATCAAAATTCCAAAACTTTATGAAAATAGCGCAGAAGTGTTAAAGAAAAAAATAGCTTTTGGATTAAAAACTAGAAAAATAGACAAAACAAGATTAGACGAATACAAAAAAAGATGCAAATTAGAATATGATACAATCGTAAAAATGAACTTTTCGGAATATTTTTTAATTTTAGAAGATTTAATAAATTGGACAAAAAATAAATTCGGAAAATATAGCGTAGGCGACGGTAGAGGATCTTCAGCTGGAAGTTTAGTGAATTATTTGTTAAATATCACAAATGTTGATCCTATAAAACACGATCTTTTGTTTGAAAGATTTTTAGACGAAGGAAGAAAAGACTTGCCTGACGTCGATATAGATTTTGCGCCAGAAATTAGAGACGAAGTAAAAAAATACTTAGTTGAAAAATACGGCGAAGATAAAGTAGCAACTATTGGAAATTACCATGTAGCAAAAGTAAAATCGTCTATAAAAGACGCAGCAAGAATATATAATATTGATTTTTCCGAAGTCAATAAAGTTACTAACGCTATTCCTTATTTCGTGTATGTCGATGGAAAAAAAGATACTATTGATAATCTTTCATATGAATATATAATAAATAATTTCAGCGCTGTAAGAGATTTTCTAAATAAATACCCAGATGTCGACAAATTATTTAAACGTTTAAGAAATTCAATAAAAGCTATTGGCAGACATGCTGCAGGTGTTGTAGTATCTTCAGTTACGCTGTATGATTGGATACCTCTTATTAGATCTAAAGAACATATAGTAACTGCTAATACAGAAGGAGGCGATTATCACGAACTTACTGGGCAGGGTTTTGTTAAGTTTGATATTCTTGGTCTTAATAATTTGTCAGTTGTTAATGATACTGTGCGCCTTATTCGCGAGCGTTATAATATTACCATTGATTGGGATGATATCGATCTCGAATCGCCTGAAGCATATGCTATTGCGAGGAAGGGCGATACATTAGGAGTATTTCAATTTGAATCTAATCTAGCTACTAAAACAACAATTGATATACAACCTAATAGTTTTAGTGATTTGTCAGCGATAAATGCAGTTATAAGACCAGGACCTTTAGATATGGGAATGCATAAACAATTTGCAGAGCGTAAAAGAAAAGGCGATTGGCGAAACGAAATCCATGAAAGTTACGCTGATTTGCTAAAGTCGACGTATGGAATCATTTTATATCAAGAAGATTTTATGCGTATTTTTAAAGAAATAGGTAAATTTAATGCCATAGAAGTAAACAAAGCTAGAAAGGATTTGGTAAAATATGAACGATCTAAGAAATATGAAAGTGCAAGATTAAAAAGAGTTGCCAGCTGGAAAGATAAATTCGTTCAAAACGCATCTTTAGTCATGCCAGAAGATATAGCTGAAAAACTTTGGAACGAAATTTCAGCCTTTGCTAGATACGGGTTCAACAAATGTTTGTACCACGATTCTATTGTTTATAAAAAGGGCAAGAACGGATTGATTTATAGAAAATATATTAAGAATGTAAAAGCTGGCGAGATAGTATTATCGTCGACAGGAGCCCAAATTGTTAAGCGCGTGTATAAAAATGGAAAAAAACAGCTTTATAAAATCAAAACTAAATTGGGTAAAGAGCTTATCTGCACATTAGATCATAAAATTATGACGTCTTCTGGCAAAATGAAATCTCTTCGTGAAATCTTACGAAATAAAGATCTGATAAAAATTTTGCCTAATATGGATTAAAATTAATGTACTTTAGTTAATTTATTTATAAAACAAACTAAAGGACTATAAATATGCTGACAAATTTTGCCAAAACAATTGAGTCTTTACAGCAAAAAGTTTTAGAGACAAAAAAACTGATAGAATTAGAAACTGATAAAGAAAAGAAAACAAAGCTTCACAGACGAAACGGAAGACTGTTAAGTTTGATAGCAATCTACACTAGAAGATCTATAGATCAAGAATACAATAAAGAGATGTATGAAAAAATGAATCCGTTATCGGCAAGAGAAGTACGTCGACAAAATATGATAAAACTAAATAAATCGGATTTTATGCGCAAATTATCATCAGAAACAGCAAAAAAAACTTCAGCCCGGCCAGAAATACAAGCTGCTAGAGCAGTTCAACTTAAAAATTGGAGAGACAATAACAGAACAGCGTTTTTCGATAAATGTACTAGAGCTATGATAAAGAAATCAAGCAAATCATCGAATACTAAGCCAGAACAAGCTATTAAAAAAATCTTAGATGAACTAAGCGTAGCGTATAAGCAAACATACACGATCAAAAACAAGCACATTTCAAATAAATCTAAGCGAAGATTATGCGACTTTTATGTTTATAGCATTAAAACTGTTATAGAATTTGACGGTATACGCCATTTCGAATCAATCGGAAAAAGTGCTTCTAAAATAAAAGAAGATCAAGAACTGAACAGTATAGTTGTAAATAATCTTAAGAAAAACATAATCAGACTCTCAATGAGCACTTATGATTACAAAACAGACGATATAAAACACGAATATAAGCAACAATTTATAGCAGCAATAGAAAAATGTAAAATATCAACATCTAATTGCATTTTAATAGGGCAAGAATATGAACAATATTATTAAAAACTGCTTAATAGAAGACGAAATTATAAGCTGTGAATATTTTGGCGAAGAAGAAACATATGATCTAGAAATTGATTCTAAAGAACACGATTTTATTGCCAATGATGTTGTAGTATCGAATAGTCATGCTGATGCGTATACAGTGACTTCATTTAGAGAATTTTGGCTTAAAGCTCATTATGGTTTAGAATTCTATACGTCTTTATTAAATTGTACCGGTAGATCCAAAGAAGACAAATATGGTACGTCAACAATAGCAAAATACATCAGTTATATACAAACGTGTCCTATATATAGAGAAAAAAAGGGAGAGCAAAATAAATTTGAAAGAATTAAAAAAGTAGAAGTTTTGCCCGTTGATGTCAATAAATCTGGAATAGAATTCGAAATAGAAAACGACAATATAAGATTTGGACTAATTTTTGTAAAGGGAATAACAAAAGACGCAGCAGAAGAAATTATCAAAAACAGACCATTTAAAGATATAGATGATTTTGTGAAATCTGAAAACAAAATTCTTAAAAATAAAAGAATTATATTAGCTCTTATAAAATCAGGCGCATTAGATTCTATAAGTCAAAACAAAACAAGATCTGAATTATATAATTATTTTATCAGCACTCGAAAATATAAAGAAGATCCAGTTTGTTGGGATACTAAAGAAATTATCGAAAATGAAATAGAATATACAAATATAAGTTTTACTGAAATTGATTTTTTCACAAAATTAATAAGAAAAATCAAAAATCAATTTGGAGAATCAGTAATAGCGCCTCTTGAAAATGCTATTGATATGGAAAATGGAAATAACATAAATTCGATATTTAGAATTAATAAAGTAGAAAAAAGAAAAACAAAAACAGGAAAACTTTATTACATATTTTCGATTTCGGACGGCATTTCAATGATAAATAGAGTATATTATTGGCGTCATAAAGAAGAGAAACCAATAGAAATAGACGAAAAAAAGATATATAATAATATATATGCGGGCTGTATAATACGTCAAAACAATTTTTACAACGTTAAAAATTTAAAATATATTAAATCTATAACAGGAGAAAATAATGTATCTTCCTAACGTTGTTATTGAAGGTGGTGATTTGACTGGTAAAACAACATTGCAAAAAACGTTACTAAAAGAAGAGCCTATTACTAAAGAAATTTTTGTTTCCGACAGAAGTATCATGACCAGAATGGCATATAATGTCGAAAACAAAATAAAAAAAGAATTAAATGAAATTTGGAAAAAAGATTTGATGGATTTCTTAACTAATAACGCTATGTTATTTTTACAATGCGAAGATGTCGAAAGTATCAAAAAAAGATTTTTTACTAGAAACGACGAAAATTACTCTTTAGAAAAAATATTAGAAATACATAAAGAATATAACAAAATATATAATACGTATTTGTCTAATCTTCCATGCGTGAAAAACATAGATACATCTAAAAATAATTTTTCTCAAACAATTGCTATATCTAAAAATTTCATAAAAAACATATATAAAAATTACTCAATAGGCAAAAAAATAGAAAATTTAATTCACTTAACGCTAGCATTTGGAGATAATGTCAAAGACACAAAGGAAATCAAAAACATAAGAATACAACACCTCGATCTAAAGCAATTTTGCGATGAAGATCTTCAAACGTTAATCGATCGTATGTATGATTATTCTTTAAAAGAAGATAATTCTAGATATAAAATGGACATAGAAAACGACAAATATTTTTACGACGCAATGCTTAAAAATCTTGAATATGTTATAAAAAAAGAATTAGTTTTTCTTAAAAGTGATTACCTTACATGCAGACGATTTAGTATAGTTAATCCTCAAGGATCTTGTGTTATTTCTATGGGAATAAATTTTAGAAAACAAGAAAATTCAGATTCGATAGATATGTATATAACGTCTCATATAAGAAGTTCAGATGTAGTTATACTTCCATTTGATATTTCGGGTATTAAAAATATAGTCAAAAAAATAATAGAACCAAAAACATCTAAAGAATTGTTTGGAATAAAAAAAATATTACCTATACAAAATTTTTATTATAATATAGACATAGAAAGCTTACATATAATTGATCCAGAAAAATTTATAAAAGAGTACTTTATATAATGAAATTAATAGTTATAATAGAAAAACCGAACAAACAATCTAATCTAAATAAATTAGTCGAAATTTTTAAATCGCTTAAAACAAAAAATTCAAATTTGGAAATCGAACTCAAAATCGCTAAAAGAACAGACGCGATGAGAAATTTCAAAATTAATAATGACGATTGTTTAATAATTTTTGGTAGTAATTTATATAAATATTTATTGACAGATATAAACGAATTCGACGCTTTAACAGGAAACAATAAAAGAGAAATTCATAAATTTTCGTATTTTGTCAGAAATAGAAACAAACATTACTTTATAGCTTTTATGCCGCCTATTGATTTTACGATAACCAAACCAGATACGATTATTTCTTTAAAATCTTTATTAACTTCATTAGAAAAGAACACTAAAAATTTTAATCGTTCTATTTCGGAATACTTTTTTGAAAACGAAAAAGAAGATAGAAAAAAATGGCCTTTAAGTTTAATAGAAAACGGTTTGGTTCCTAACGTCAAACTATATTTTAATTACGATGAAATAAAAGCATTTCTATATAATATGTTAGATTTGCCAGATTGGCATCATGTAGCTATAGATGTCGAAACAACAGGATTAAAAATCTGGAATAAAGATATTCACGATATAAAAATAATGTCGTTTAGTTATGAAAATAATATAGGTCATGCTATTAATTTAGGATTACCAGGCTTAGTAGGTTGTTTTAACAGCAAACAATTAAACGAAATAAATGATTTAGTAGAAAAATATATTTTTGAAAAAAATAAAACATTTTATGCGTGGAAATGCGAATTCGATATATTTTCTATTTGTAACAAATATAACAGAAGTTATAATGATTTTGTTAAAGCAAACAATATAATCGATGGTATGCATATGTTGCATATATTAACAGAAAACAGAAAATTAGAAGGATATAATCTAAAAGCTGCTGTTAGAGATTATTTGAATTTTCCTCAATATTCGTATATAGAGAAATATCTAGATTATATAAGTAATTGGAAAAATTATTCTGTAGAACAAATAATGGAAGCGTCTAATAATAGTATGAAATATGCTGCTGAAGACGCTGCAGGAGAATTTGAAATCACTAAAATCTTTCTAAATGAAATAGACAAAGACGAGTTATTACGGGAACACAAAAAACATTTAGCAAATAAAATAATGGCGGTTAAATTAGAAGCTGAATGGAATGGATTAACAGTCGATTACGAAAAAATGATAGAAAATTCTATATCGTTTTCTGGTTGGGAATTAGATAACATAGTAAAAAATACTATAGATAGATGTAAAAATTCGACTGACAACAAATGTCATACTGATATGTTTATAACGTCAACGACTACTGGAAGATTATTATATGGCAAACCATATCTAAATTCTATTAAAATAGGTTCTAATATCGCCAAGTATTTCGTAGCTGATAAAGATCGCTTATTATTATATATTGATTTAGAATCTGCTGACCTTAGATCAGCTGCGCTTACATGTCAAGACGAAAATCTTATAGTAGAACTAAATAATACTGGTGATTTTTATATAAATTTTGCCAAACAAATATTTTCTTCTTATAAAGATAATGATAGAAATATTGCTAAACAATTTATATTAAGCATGTTAAATTTAGCTGGAGAAAAAACTATTGCTAAAGAAACTGGAGTAAGTTTAGATGATGTAAAATACTATAAAAAAATCTTTTATAATAAGTTCCCTAACATGCTTTTATATAAGAACGAATTAAGAAATTTTCTTAAAGAAAACAAATACGTGTTTAGCGTTTCATTTAGAAAAAGAAGATTTTCAGATGAAGAATTATCAGACGAATTTTTTAACTCAAAATTTTTAAGTGCTCATAATTTTGCTTTTCAATCTGCGACTACTGATATAATGAATTTCAATTGTTTTAGATATATATGCGATACCAAAGATATAGATGTAAAACTTGTTTGGCTAAACGTAGACGCAGCTGTTTTTAGCGTGCCTAAAGAAAAAATAAAAGAAGCTATTGAAAAATTAAAAGTATTCGAAGAAGTACCAAATGAGATAATAGAAGGAACTCGACTTTTCTCAGAAAAAGTTTTAAAAAATAAAAAAGATATTATTTTACCAATATATAAATATAAATATTTAGTAGGGAAAAATATGAAAGATATGGAGAATTTCAATGCCGACGTATCAATTTAAATGTCCCGTTTGTAAAACGATAAAAATTGTTACGATGAGTTTTAAAGAATATGATAATTTTTCTGGCGAAAACTGTCATTGCGCCAATAATAATTGTTCTGCGCTATTAACAAAAAAAGATCAGCAAATAAATTTCGAAGGCGAAATAAATATGACAAACAGCTCTATAAGTATCGCAAAAAAGAAATATTCAAATAAAGCGGGCGGTCCTAGACCAGTAATAAACGGAAAAGTCGTTAAAGATGCTAAACCTAAATGGTAATCGCAATTGCTTTCGTTTACTATAGTTAACGATATCGTCCATAGTAAACTGACTGTTTAATTAAGAGCAATTTTCAAATGATAATAATTGATAGTTTATTACATACAATTTCTCCTTACGCTAATAGATGGGGGGGACCAAGATATCATATAGTAGAATTATTCAAATTTCTCAATAAATATCTGTGGGATCATCAAATAATACGATTCAATAAAAAAGAAAAAATAAATTGTTGCTTAGCTTCTGAAGCTTTATTAAGCGCTAATCATACACCTAAATATATAAAATATATTCAAATCAAAAACGAAGAAACAATATACAAAATAACAGATGAATTGGGTTATGAATCGACATTTCCCGAAAATACAGAACTTTTAATATACGAAAACGATAACATTTGCTTTAAAAAAATAAAAGATATTAAAATAAACGATTTAAGAGTGATAAATTTTGAGTCTGTAGAGGAATTTAAAAATTATAGTTTACATCATCATACTAAATTAAACGAAAACTTTATTACACTAAATTGTTCTAAAGAAGAAATACAAACAGCGATGTGTGAAGCTTTAACATCAATGATATTAGTTAAAAATTGCGATAACAAAATTTTAAGAATTTTAGTTTATGATAAAAATAACGCTCAAGAAATATATTTGATACCTATCGTTAAAATAGAAAAATTAGAAGAAAAACAATTAACAATAGATATAGAATTATCTAATTTTAGCTATTTATTAACTAAAGATAGAAAAAATAGCGATGCCTCACGTAATAGATGCTATAAATCGATAAAAAATAAACTGGCAAAAAATTATTTGAACAAAATGCGAGATAAAGTTTTCTATGTCAAAAAAAGTAAAGATCATATTGAATTTGAGTTGATAAATGAAAAAGATGTTGATAAATAATAAAGAAAATAAAATAAATATGCCCGATAATGCGATATACGTTAATGGGTTTTTAATTAAAGCGTCTATATGCAATTCTAAATTAAATATGATATTATATAATAAAGATAAAAACAACGTTGACAACGTCTATAAGGAGAAAAAATAATGGCTACGAATAAAACTATAGTAAGTGAAATTTTTTATCACAAAACGTCAGCAATGAGATTCGAATTAGGTACTTTTAGAGACGCGACTAAATTTAAAATTGAAATAGTGCCACAAGCGAAAGATCCCGCTGGAAATCCCATTGAGAAAAAATTTGATTATGAAAAAAAGCTAACAATGGTTTTTGGTCTTGGCGAAATATTAAGAATTAAACGTTTCGTAGAACAACTTTTAAATCCACAAAAACAAACACCTCAAGAAGGATATTCGATAGAACATTTTTTTGAAGTTGGTGATCCGCCAGAAAAGAAGAAATCTGTTTTTACGCTAAAAAGAGTAGAAAACAAAAATAAAGACGCGAAGTCACCTTATGGGTTTAGTTTTACTATTATAGCATCTTTATATTCATCTCTTAAAAATTCTTCAGTTTCGTTCGGTTTAACAGAAGAAGAAGCTTACTGGATTATAAACACTATGCCTCATTTTTCTTGGGCCTACATGATCGAAAATGCTAGAGTACAAGAAGAAAACAGAGCGATGAAAGTAGCTGGCGGTTCTACTGTCGACGCTAATAAGAATACATATAAAACTCCAGCTCCCGGAGCAGAAGAATTAGAAGAGTTTGATAAACTAAAACTATTCGACGAATCAAACAACTATAAATCAGATAAAAGCATAGACGAAAATATTGATTTCGATGACGTTCCCTTTTAATTTTAAATAACTAATTCAACTAAACTAAACGATATATAGCAAGTTACTTTAAAAGTATTAAATGCAAATTAATTGCAGCTTGCTAATTTTATCTGGAGTATAGTAAATATGATAACTAAATACACAAGTATAAGTAACGATATGTTTATTAATCTTTTAAACATATTGTTAGAATCAATAAACGAATATAATTTGTTTATCTTTGAAAAAGCTTTAAAGTTCAGATATTTCGACGATCCTGTATTACAAGATCCAGAACTTCAAGATCAATTTGTCGAAATAATAAAAGATAGATTAGACAATAAAGATAAATTTTATATAATGGAAAAATTTAAAGATTATAAAATTTATAAAGTAATCGAAAAAGGAATAGAAAGACGTGCAAATAATGATATCGCCGAAACATCGTGCATAAAATATTTTATAGAAAGAATAGAAAGTTTTATACTTTTAAAGCATACTCAGCAAATAGTGTCTTCAGTAAAATCTGCTGATCAAAATATGAGTTTAGGTTTATTAACTGAAAAAGATCTTTCAATTTTAAAATCAAATATTTACAATCTATTAAATGATCTAACCTTCGAAGCAGATTTTGGAGAAATGGAATTAGAAGATATTTCCAAGCGCGAAAGAAATAAAACGTTTATAAATCAAAACAAAATAATACCAACTTTCTCAAATAAACTTAACGAAATATTGATCGGCGGCGCATACCCAAACAAGCTTTATTTTATCGCTGCTCCTCCAGGTTTTGGCAAAAGCTTGTTTTTATGTAATATCGGATATATGGGATTATTAAACAACAAAATTGTTTATCATTTTTCTCTCGAAATGTCAACATCAGAAGTTATGTCCAGATATGATTGTTTGATTTCTAAAAAACCAATGTTAGACGTTATAAATAGCCCGATAGAAGTTATCGGAAACGAAATAAAAAATTTTGCTAATGAACATAAAGAAAGTCATTTGCTAATAAAAGAATTTCCACCAGAAGTCTTGACAAAAGATATGTTATCTCTATATATAAAAAGAAAAGTAATTGCGACTGGTAAAAAACCCGATTTAATAATAGTTGATTATGCAGATTTAATGAAATCGACAGTCAAAAATACAGAAAGAAGAGCAGATTTAGGATTAATATACCGACAACTAAAAGCTTTAGCAGCTGAATGTTCGTGTCCAGTTTGGACAGCTTCTCAAATAAATAGAGCTGGATACGACAGATCAGAATCTGATATATCAAATTTATCTGAATCATGGGAAAAAGCTATGATTTGCGATGTGGCGCTTATAGCTAGACAAACGAAAGAAGAATTTGCAAAAAATAAACTTCGTTTATATATAGGCAAAAACAGAAGTGGTCAAGCTAGAATAGAAATTCCATGTAAAATAGATTATAAACTAATGAAAATAGAAGAATCGGACGAAATTGATTTTGAAAATTTAGATGAGATAAGTTTTGAAAATTTTAAAGGAGATAAAGATTACGATATGTTTTCTTAATATATTGTGATTTCTAATTTTTTTTAAAAAATTAATATGTAACGATTATATTATGATATAATTTAATAATCAAAATAAAGCTTTGTTAATGTTAAAAGACACTAACAGCAATTTTTATTTTCAGACCATGTAATCTGAGTCGATAAAGTGTCTTGTTTTTTTAAATAAAGATATATACGATATATAACATTCGCGATATTGCATTGTAATGAATGTTGTATCTTAGTCGTTTATTAAGCACATACAGCAATCGATTATAATTATTGGTTACTTATTAGTTGATACGCCAACAAACTTGTTGGCAAATACAACAAGCTCAGTTTGGTCAGCTTTAATGACTCGTAAGTCTCGCGTTAGAAGATAGTGCTTAGAATTTAAAAATAGACTCTAACAGCAATTCTTAAACTCGTGGAAGAGTAGAAACGAGTCTAGTTCATTAGAAGAAAGGAGTATGCATGTCAAAAAATAAACTTCTCGATTATCTCGAAAAACTTCTCGATTATCTCGAAAAAGAACTCAATTTCACTTTTACTGAAAATGGCGCAGTTGCGAGAAAAACAACAGGTTCTGACCTTTTAAACTTTTTCTCACTTGCGGGTGGGCTGCGTGAAAGAGCCGAAGATGAAATCGTGCGTTTATTTGACGCTGCATTCTGCGAAAATCCTCATTACGCCATAAAAGCGTTGTTTTATTTCAGAGATATTCGAGGGGGACAAGGCGAACGTCGGACATTCCGTGTCATTCTGAAATCCCTATCGCATTCTAAAGCGTCGAAGTGGTTAAGAGAAAATCTTAATCTTATTCCAGAATACGGAAGATGGGATGATCTATTCGTTCTTTTTGATACATGTCTTGAAAAAGATGCTTTGGAGCTAATTAAAAATCAGCTTAGAATTGACTATAGTGCAAAAAATCCTTCATTGCTTGCGAAGTGGCTTCCTTCCGAAAATGCTTCTTCAAAAGAAAGCAAATATCAAGCAAAAAAGATCTCTAAGTTTTTAGAAATAACTCCTCGTAGTTATAGAAAGCTTCTTTCAACTCTTAGAAAGAGAATCGATGTTCTCGAAAGAATTATTTCGTCAAATCAATGGGACAAAGTCGACTATGAACGTGTTCCTTCGCAAGCAAACGTTCTTTACCGTAACGCGTTCAGACGTCATGATGGAGATCGTTACAATTCATTCCTTGAATCTGTAAAGAAGGGCGAAAGGACTATCAAAGCTGGCGTTTTATATCCATATGATATCGTTCGCAAATGTATTGAAGTTGATAGTGACAAAGATAAAAACAGCCTTGATGCATTATGGAATGCTCTTCCTGATTATCTTGAAGGAACGCAAGAAAATGCAATCGTAGTTGCAGATACGTCAGCATCTATGACAAGCAATAATTTTCTTCCTCTTTCAATCTCTATTTCGCTTGCAATCTATGCAGCTGAAAGAAACAAGGGAGTATTCCACAACAAGTTTATCACGTTCTCTGAATCTCCTGAACTTCAAACCGTAAAGGGCAGAACTATCGTAGACAAGGTTCGAAATCTATCTAAAGCTGCCTGGAATATGAATACCAACGTAGAAGCAGTGTTTGACATAATCCTCAATATCGCGGTTGAAAAAAAGCTAAGTCAAGAAGAAATGGTAAAAAAGATTTATATCGTTTCAGATATGGAATTTGATAACTGCGCAAAAGCGACATCCGAATACATTCATAGTCGTAATAAAATAAAAGAAACTCTTTTCGAAACAATTAGAAATAGATATGAGAAAGCAGGATATAAAATGCCTCTTCTTGTATTCTGGTGTGTAAATGGAAGAAATAATCAATTCCCAATGTCGATGGACGATAGAGGATTTATAAACGTTTCTGGAGCGAGTGCAAGTATCTTCACGAAGCTTATCAAGAATGAATTTTTAGATGCTTATTCATTCATGATCGAAGTTCTCGACTCACCTAGATATGAAAGAGTAAATTACAATGAATAAAAGACCTCTTATTAAACCTGATTTAGTAGAAATAATTAGACAACATGCTGACAAACTCGAGTTTCCAAATGAGTTTGTTGTAGACGAAACATATAAACCTGTAAACAAAGAAATTATGTTAGGCGCTTTTAGCTTATGCGAATCGTCGGGAGGATATGATAAATCTCCAAGATTTGAGCCAGCTTATGCGCCGGGAGGCAAATATTATAAAGCGTCAGAATTACAACGAAAATTATATGAAATGTACGGAAAAGACGCATCAAGTTCGTGGAGTTCGTTTCAAATCATGTTTTTGATTTATCATGAACTTGGATTTACTAAAACGACTCCAGAAAAAGCTGACGACGATAATTATTCAATGCCAGTCGCTATAAAATTTTTTAATAAACGAATTTTCCGTCTTAATCCTAAATTTCTTAGTCAAGTAGGAGATGCGTATAATTCTGGGAATTTTAAAGATGCTAATGTTCCGACAAACTATATAAAAAAATTATTAGATAATTACAAATTAGTTGAGAGATCTGGATTATTTATAAAACAAGACGTATAAACTATATATATAGTTAAAAATAAAAAGATTGAATGTTTTAAACAACAAAGTCAAATAAAAAAGAGGGTAGTTTAAGAAAAACTACCCTCTGCGAGTTTAGACATGGGACAAAGACTTCACTTAGTAAGAAAAGATAAATATAGACTTAATATAATTTCTTTTACAGATAAAGATTACGAATCGATAAAACAACATAATTCCAAATATAAATATCGTTTTTCAATAAAAGAAAAATTATCTGAACAACCTGTCGATTTTTACGATTCTAATGTTCTAGATGATAAATTAGGTTTCGACATAAAGTCAAGTCTTCAATTTGGAACGTATCTATACGTAATAGAAAAAATCAATTTAGCAGACGAATCTATAGACGAGTTAGCGTATGGTTTGATCGACATATATCCGGATATTGTTGACTATTAAATAGTAAATCAGATTTATCCATTGTATTCAATTCTATAACGCATAGCATCGCAGGGCTTTCGTCAGGCTCGATTAAACATTTTTTTATGTTGTAACTAATGGCACTTGAATCATCTATTCCTAAAAACGAAAAAACTACGTCTTCTACACATTTCACGAAATTTATAACATCTTTTTTCTTTAACTTTCTAAATTTAGATGATTTAGTAAGCCAATTATCAAATACTATATAATGAACATTTGTAGAATAAAATTCGGGCTTTTTCGCAAAATAGTTTTCTAAATTTGAATAGTTTAATTTAAGAAATTCAAGAACATTCTTTTTTTGTTGTCTATAATCGCGGCCATAAATAAGTCTTTTACCATTTTTAGATGGTATCATCATAGCATTTACAGATCCTTTTAAAAGCTCAAGTTTTATAAAGAGAGATATTGAATTCTTCATCATTTAAAATACTATCTAAATTGATTAAATTAGTTGAATATAGTGCATTAGTTATAGATTGCAATAAAACATGATCTAGTTCGCCTTGTATTTCCTGATTTATAGCTTCCATAATTTCGTGCACTAAAATCTTTTTTATTCTATCTTGATTCATATCTTTATTTATCCAAATGATACAATTTTGAAAATCAGTTAAACCGCCAAAAAATTCTCCTGATTCACCGATAATTTTTTTTAAGAAAACGAATTGTTCTTCAGAATCATTGTTATAAAATCTCGATAATTCCGAAAAACTTATAATTTTTATATTATATTCTATCCCTAGAATATTCACTTTTGACATAATAATAACTCCGCTTTAAATATTAAATACTAATATGCTGAGTTGACTGTATCATTCATACAAATAAAAGCAAAGCCAACTCAGCATAAGTATAGTATAAATTATGTTTTTAAATTAGTTCTGTTCTTTCTTTCTACTATTTTTAAGCTCTGAAATATTTTTCTTCTCTGATCTTATAATATCAGCGATATTTTTCAATCCTTTTCTAAGTCGACTTCCTGGTGCATTAACTTGCTTTACGTAAAATTTATCTACATCCTCAGAAAGTTCGTCTAAAATTTCTCTAATTTTACTATATGCTTCTTTACCTTGTATCATAAGCACCTCTCCATTTTTTTAATATAAGAATATATTAACATATATTCTTGCGAATTGATCATATTTCAGTATCTTTTAAAAAAATCTCAAAACAATCTTTAAAACGACAATTTTCTTTATTTTCTATAAAATTATAATCTATAAGATCTAATGAATACAATATCACGAAAGATTCTGACAAAATTCTTTTAGGATTTTCTAAATAAATTAGTTCAAAAAGATTTCTAATTTCTCTCCATAAAATATGTCTTTTCGAAATTCGCAAAATATGATATAAAACGTTAACAGGATTTCTATTAAAGATATCTAAATTTTCGTCTTCATCACAACAATTATAGATTAAATGATTTATATTATCATTTGTTTTAAAAAAATCTAATAATTCGTTAAATTCGCTATTAAAACTTTTTCTAGAAAGCGTATTCTCTTTTAAAATAAGATATCTTTTGTTAGCACGCAACTTTCCTCTCATATTCGATTACCTCTTTAATACAATATGTTTTTTAAAAATATTTATAAGAAAATTCGGGTGAAAAATAATCAGAAGATAATCTATTTTTTGAATCTAAAATAAGTCGCTTAATGTATGGGAATTCGTTTTTCTTTTCGTTTTGGTCAATACGCTTTAAAGTATCTTCTAGAATATCATTAGAATACGTATTTAAAGCATTTTCTAACTTATACGTATACGCTTTAATTGTATTATCTTCGTAATAAATATCGGTCGAATAAAAATAATTGCTTTTAAAAAAATTATCCGCTAAAGTTGAATTAGAATCGATCCAATAAGAATGTGGCGATATCATAGGTTGATCCTTTATAAATTCTTCTATTTTGTGTCTGAGACGTCTTGAAATATTTTCCATCGATTCGATATATCTCGACGGTATGAATCGAGTTGTAGATTCAAGTCCAAAAGCGTAATTCCAATCTCGACTTCTTTCAATATCTATCATTGAAATTTTTTCAGTACATGATAAAGCCTTTTTTGTAGGAAGATGAATAATTTCAATTGCCATAATAAGAGCACAATTGTGATCTCCCATTCTAACGACAACACGCGAAAGTCTGAATCCGTACCTTCCAAATAAATCTTCAAGATATTTTTCTGCGCAAATTTGAAGACATCGCTTCAGAACTGCTGTATGATCGTTTGATAGTTCGATTTTTTCTCCAAGAAAAGTCATTGTCTTGGAAAGAAGAGTATGAGACTGAGACATTATTTATCCGATTTAGATGAAATATTTCTTACAGTAACAGTGGGAAGTCTCTTTAAAATTTCAGTCATCATTTGTTTCAAATCTGACATATGAGCATTAAGAAGTTTTAGATTTTCAGCATCACGTTTTTCGATAAGTTCACGAACTTGATTATTATACTTCGCAGAAAGTTCATTTTCTTTTTCCTTGATCTGAACGTCCATCATTTTTCTTTCGTGCTCGCGAAGTTGTTCGGCTCGTTCTTTATCAAGAGCAATCAAATGATTAATATCGGCTTTTTCGCGATTAAAATCTGCGTCTATTTTCTTCCGCTCAAGTTCGTTGTCGGCCTTGATCTTCTTGAGATCAATTTCAAGATCTCGTTTCTGCTGTTTCAGCTGATCAATCGTCCCTTCAAGAATTTTAATCTTCGATTCAAGTTTCTTTTCCTTACTTCCTTCTTCCGAAATCTGTGAATCAAGATAACTAATAACACGATTCAGCTTTTCTTTCAACTCTACGTTTATCCACATATGCAACCCTCCAGGGATTATTTATTTATATTATATCGCATTACTGCGTTGTAGCAACGAAATAAAATGCTTTTTTGTAGTCTCATCACACAGTTTCTTTAAATTTTTAAAGTTGATGGTAGGGTATCTATACTTTTTGAGAATATCGTTCATTTCTTCTGTAATAATATCGTACCAAACAGTTGAAAGAACGCGAGGAACATCTGACATTTCAAGTCTTTCTCGATTATTGTTTATAATAATCTTATTACAGATTTTTTCAACACGATAATAAGTACAGTAATTATCTACGATGCTTTGTTCTGTTTCGGAAGCATCTATTACTTTGTTTTTATTTTTGCCTTTTACTTCGTTAAAATCTTTATTGAGTAATTTCGCATAAGGTTGATTTCCGTATTCGTTTACAAATTCCCAATTTTTAATCACAATTCCTTCTCTAAAAGCAGAGCCACACATAGAAGGCAATTCAAGACACTTAATAAGTTCTTCTGTCTTAGGATTTATCAAAACGCAATCGCAAGGAATGATCTTAAATTTTAAATCGTTTAAAACAGACCACTCTAAAGCTCCAAATTTTATATACGTCTTATTAGTATAGTCGTAAATATCGAAAATGTAAAATTCATTATACTTTTCGGGAGCATAATCGACTGTATGCTTAACAAGCCATTCGCCCATAAGAATCTTGTCGGGATGTAAATTAAAAAAAGCAAGAAGTTTATTCGAATTAGTTTTTACCCAATCAAAAAA